TTAGCTGGCTGGCTGATCTTCACCAATGCGGACGAGGCGGTACTTTGCGAACAACGGCGCCCAGGCTTCCTGCATTTTCCCTACTTGCCCCTTCTCGACCAGGAATGAGCAGTCGATTTGAACGAAGCCTTTTGCGTCTACCTTCAATGCAAGCGCCGTGATGTGCTGCGGTAGGCCGGGGATGCCCAGTATCGGAGTAACCAGTTCGGCGCCAGTGGCGAGTTCTTCGGATTTTTCAATGGTGTTCATGCTGTTCCTTTCGGGAGGTGATATGTCTGACTGCAATTTTTACGAAGTTGATTCAGTGATAGTTCAAAGCAAAGAAATACAGGTGGATCGGCAGCGGCATACCCCTACCACAATCCAAAAACCGTATTGCACTCATGCACAATCGCCCGCGCCGAAGGCCTTGATTAACACCATCGGAGCTGCATCACGCCTCGCTTGTGGCGGTATGGTGGCGAACTGCCCCATAAAAGCGCTACCCTAACCTTTTCTCCCCTCCCTCCAATCAGCCCGCCAAGCGCGGGCTTTTTTACGCCTGGCGCCGGCGCGGCTGTCGCTGAAAGTCTGGCGATGGAAATATTTTATCAAAAACTATCCATTCGCGTATTGACTTATCTATCCGTTCGCGTATAGTTCAATCCATCGACACACCAACACGATGGAGAACAAGATGAACTACGCAGAATTCAAAGCAATCGCCGACGCAGCCGCAGCAGCTGGCGATGTCGTTCCGCAGTTCGACTTCTCGACCGTGGCCGTTCCGGCTTCGCTGGGTTGATTGCCATGAATCCTTTTCTCGCCGTTGGCGCCGTCCTCGGGATCGTGAGCATCGCGTTCTTCGCGGTCCAGATCACCAAAAGCTTGAAGCGCAACCGCCTGGCTGCGCTGGAGTTCAAGTTCCGCACAGGCCAGATCACGCATGAAGAAATGCGCGCACTGGAAAAACTGCGCGGCTGACCTGATCCGTTCAGCACGACCACTGCCCGCCACGAGCGGGCTTTGCCAGTACAGCAGCACCCTACAACCGAACCCGGAGCCTCAAATGTCCAAAGCATCCGCAGCACTGACCATCACCGAAGAGCGCACGTTCAGCGCGCAGTTGGGCGGCCGTACCGTCGCCGGCCTGGCTGTCGCCGACGCCTGGCGCGGCTTCACGCTGTACACCAACGCCGTCGGCGCTGAGCTGATCGTTCTGGACGCCGAGCAGCGCGTGGTCACCGGCACGCCGGCGCTGCTGTCGACGCTGGGCCTGCTGGCCGACGAGCATTTCGTCCTGATCCCGCGCACCACGCTGCCCGGCGGCCTGGTGGTGGAAGCCTTCTGGTATGCCCGCTATCCAGCCAGCAAGGGCGCAGACGGCAAGCTGGTGCACGACATCAGCGCCAAGCCTTGGGTCAACGTGAACTTCGACCAGGCCGGCGCCGCCGCCGAAGCGGCCGGCTTGCAGCTGGTGCGCGAAACGCAGGAACTGGCCGTGCGCCACCTGATCTGCCAGCAGCCGGAGAACTGGACCAGCGGCAAGGTCGGTGAAGGCTCGGTGTATCAGGGCCTACACCGCGGCACCGTCAGCAGCGCCCAGCCGGCCGACTACAAAGCCGGCGACGACGAGCGCAACTGGCACGTGCTTCCGGGCGGCGAGCGCGTCTACGGCGTGGCTGGCAACGTCTACACCTGGACCCATGACGATGTGCAGGGCGACGAGCGCGGCCTGGTCGCCGGCCGCCTGAAGTCCGATTCTATCTCGCTGACCACAGCGCCGTACCCGTCGAAGGAAAAAGGCATGGGCTACCGCACCGTTGGCGATTGCGACTGGTCTGGCCTTGCGCTCTTCCGTGGCGGCTTCTGGTACGACGGCGGCGACGCCGGCGTGTTCCGTCTCGGCTGCTCGCGCCCGCGCCACTCGCACGTCTTCGTCGGCTTCCGCTGCACCAAACCCGAATAGGTCCCTGGCCCCGGGTCACAGGTCACAAGCCACCGCGCAGCGGCGGCGCCCTTCCTTCATTTGGAGAAGTTCATGACGCAAACGACGCACCCAAGCAAGCAGCAAGTCCGCGATGTGATGGCGCAGCACCGCGCCGCCGGCACGCCGCCGCTGTCGCCGGAGCAGTTCCGCGAGCAGCTGGGCTGGAATCTTCTGCGCAACAACCAGTCGGTGGCGGCATGAACGCGCCGATCAACCTCGCCCTGCTCCAGCTGCTCGCCAACGCGGCACCGGCCATCGAACAGCCGCAAGTTGCCGCCGACATGGCGCTACTGAAGCCTGCTCACAACCACGACGGCCTGTATCTGGACCTGTACGGCGTCGCCGACGAGGACGACGGCTGCAGCGTGGAAGCGGTGACGCTGGCCGGCGCTGGCATCAAAGGCGCCGACCTATCGCAACTCTTCAGTCCGGGGCAACTGACCAAGCTGGGCTGGGCGGTGGACCGCGCCGGCGTGGCGGCTCGGGCGGCCAGCCGCGACGAGGGCCGCGCCGAGCGTGCAGCATGGGATCGCGCCGCGATGGCGTGATCTGGGCCTGACCTGCGCCAGATGAGCGCAGGAATCACAGAGCAAGGGAGGCGGGGAAAGCGGACCCGCAAGGATTGATCCCCTGGCACAAGGCACCCGATCCGTAATCGGGCCCGCCACGGAACACCTCGGCGCTTTGCGCCCGAGCCGGTGCAGCTGGAGTAGCGCCCAGCCCCTTGCTCTGTGGTGCAACCGTAATCCGGCTGATGGATCAAGGGAGTACGCGGCCGCGAAACTGTGGGAAGCCGTCGGAACCGATGTATTGCACCACACGCAGCGAGCGGCGTACGCGCTCCCCAACAACGAAGCAATCAAGGAGATCAGCATGCCAGCAGCATCTACCACCGCAAAGCACGCCACCGCCGAAGCGGTCGCACTATCGTTCGTCGGCCTGGAAAATAGTGCAGCGTTCAAATACCCGCTTGAGCAGCTGGCCTCTGGCTCGCCAAATCCCAAGGAGCGCCGCCGTTTGGCACGCGAGGTCCGTGCCGCCATCAAGGATTGCGCCGAAGCCCAGCGCAACCACAGCGCCACCGAGTTGTCCGGCCTCGTCTGGATCAAGGTCAACGAGCGCTTGCCGGCGCCGTACGAAGAGGTCCGCATCCTGTTCGACGGCGTGCCGCGCATCGCTCGCCTGTGTCACAGCCGCGAATACTTCCAGCTTGCCACGTTCATCGACAGTACCAAGAGCCAGTACATCGCCCGGCTTGAGAAAGTGGCCGGCTGGATGCCGCTGCCGCACGCCCCAGCCGCCGTCGGTGAGGGAGTTGCATCGTGATGGCGCGAATCCTCTTCGGTGCGCCGGGCGACTTCGCGCACCGCCACCCTCGCCTGATGCTGAGCGCCGTGATCGTGCTGGTCCTGCTGTCGCAGTGGCTGGTAGACGTCGCAACCGCTGCGCTGGTGACGCCATGAGCGCGCTGGAGCCCGGCCTGCTGGCGCAGTTGATCGATGAGCCGATGCCGTCAGTAAAGGCGCTCCAGAAGATCGTCACCCTGTTCAGTGAAAACGACAGGATGAGCAGCCACGAACTGCGGGTTCTGGAGATCGTGCTTGAAGGCCTGGGCATGCCGCCTGCGCTGATCCGCACGGAGATTGAGACGGCCATCCAGCGCAGGCGCGACCGGATCGAAGCCCTGCACGGGCCATGGGGAGTGAATCATGCGGCTCCGTGACATCGCCCTGTTCCTGGCTTCCGCCGTGATGCTGATCGGGCTCTACGCCGACATGCAGCGTGCCGACGCGGAAAGCGCATGCCGCGAACAGATGACGACGTGCGAGGTGCCGCCTTGACAGCCGCCCTCGCCCACCTGGCCGGCGCCACGCTGCGCAACCTGCGCGCCGGCCACTGCCCGCAACACGCTTTACGACTTGCCCTGCTTACCGCAGAAATAACGAAGTTCCAACGGAGAATACGATGAATGCAGTCACGAAAGAATCGCAGTCCGCCATCCAGTTGGCGCACCAATCCAACGGTGCGCCGGTAGCGGCCGTCAGCAGTTCATCGCTGATCCTCGACGTCGCGCACATGGACAGCATCATGCGCCTGTCCGACATCATGGCCAAGAGCCGTACGACGATCCCGGATCACCTCAAGGGAAGCCCGGCCGACTGCGCCGCCGTGATCATGCAGGCCATGCAGTGGCAGATGAACCCCTACGCCGTGGCGCAGAAAACGCACATCGTCAACGGGACGCTGGGCTACGAGGGCCAACTGGTGAACGCGGCAATCCAGTCCAGTGGCGTCACCCGCGACCGCTTCAACTACGAGTGGTTCGGCGCCTGGGAAAAGATCATCGGCAAGACCCGCGTCGTCAACGTGCCGGAGAAAGGCAAAAAAGGCGACAAGGACTACAAAAAGGCCTACCAGTTCCACGCATCCGACTATGACCTGAAGGATGAGGAAGGTTTGGGTATCCGGATCTCGGCCACGCTGCGCGGCGAGACGCAGCCCCGCGAACTGACCTTGCTACTGGTCCAGGCCAGCGTGCGCAACTCGCCGCTGTGGGCAACTGATCCACGTCAGCAGCTGGCCTACCTGGCGGTTAAGCGCTGGAGCCGTCTGTATGCGCCGGACGTGATTCTGGGCGTCTACACCCCCGACGAACTGGACGAGGCGAATCGGGAAATTCGCGACATCACGCCCGCGCCGGCGGCAGTCGACGACCGCACCATCGACCAGCTGCCCGAATGCACCGATGAGTTGTTCGAGCAGAAGAAGGAAGAGTGGCGCCAGATCATCCTCGGCAAGAAGAAGACACCGGCGCAACTGATCGCCTTCCTGAGCACGCGCGCCACCTTCACCGAAGCCCAAAAGATGGCCATCGATAGCTGGGCGCACGAAGCCGACTAATTGCCCCAAAAACCAACAACGACAACAATCAAGGACAAGAAAATGCTACGCGAAAACGCACTCAGCCGCGAAATTCACGAACTACTGCAAGGAAGCGACGACTGGCACGGCTTCCGCTTCAACCACGACGGCGCCAGTGAGGCAGCCGCTGCGCTGGGCCTGTCGAAGACGGCAACCCGTACCGAAATGGTTCGCATGAAGGCAACCGGCCTGGCTAAAGAATTCTCCGACTGGGTGCAGGAAAACATCCTGGACTACGGCCATGAAGTCGAGGCACTGGCGCGCCCGCTGGCCGAGAAGATCATCGGCGACGATCTCTACCCTGTCACCTTGTCGCTGGGCCGCCTGAGCGCATCCTGCGATGGCCTGAATATGGCCGAAACCATCGGCTGGGAGCACAAGCAGTGGAATGCCGAGCTGGCCGCCGCCGTCGCCGCCGGCATGCTGCCCGACACCCATATGCCGCAGGTCCAGCAGCAGCTGATGGTCAGCGGCGCCGAGAAGTGGCTCTTCATGACGTCCGACGGCACCGAAGACAACATGACTTGGATGTGGGTCCACCCGGACAACGCCTGGTTCGAGCGCATCGTCGCGGGCTGGGAGCAATTCAACCTTGATGTCGCCAACTACAAGCAGGTCGACCTGATCGAGAAGCCGGCCGCCGAGCCGATCGCCGCCCTGCCTGCGCTGGTCGTCCAGACGGAAGGCAAGGTCGTCAGCAGCAACTTGGCCGCCTACAAGTTCGCCGCCGAGAAGTTCATCGCCAAGATCAACACCAATCTGGAGACGGACGAGCACTTCGCCGACGCGGAAAACACCGTCAAGTTCTGCGGGGAGGCCGAAGCTAAGCTGGAGCTGGCGAAGGCCGCCGCGCTGGCGCAGACCTCGACCATCGACGAGGTGATGCGCACGGTCGACCACATCAAGGAGCAGTTCCGCGCGAAGCGCCTGCAACTGGAAAAGTTGGTCAAAACCCGCAAGGAGCAGATCAAGGAAACGATTCTGCATGAGGGTAAGCGCGAATACGCCGAACACGTGGCCGGCCTGGAAAAGGAAATCGCGCCGCTGCGTCTGGCGCTGCCGCAGCCTGACTTCGGGGCCGCCATGAAGGGCCTGCGCACGCTGGCCAGCCTGCACAACGCGGTCAGCACCACGCTGGCGAACGCCAAAATCGCCGCCAACCAGCAGGCCGCCGACTACCGCGCCAAGCAGGCCTGGTGCAAGGAAAACGCCGCCGGATACGGCCATCTGTTCATGGACATGGCGACGATCATCAGCAAGGCGATGGACGACTTCCAGCTGGTGGTGACCACGCGGATCGACAAGCACAAGGCCGACGAGGCGGCCAAGGCCGAAGCGCTGCGCGCCAGCATCGCCGCCGAGGAGAAGAAGCGCGCCGACGCGGCGATCGCCGAAGCAGCGCGTGTGGCGCAGGCCGAGGCCGACCGCCAGGCCGCCGCAGCCGTCGAAGCCGAGCGCGCCCGAGTCGCCGCCGAGACCAAGGTCCAGCTGGAGCAGAAGGCCGCCAGCGCCGCCGCCGAACGCGCCGCGAACGATCAGGCCGCCGCCAACCTGGCGAAGCATACCCGTGAGACTGCGCTGGCCGCAGCGCACGCGAGCGCCGCCGGCGCCGCCGCCGAAAACGTTGTGGCGAACACTGTGGCGCTGGCCGAACATGGACATCTTGCCGACCTTGCTGACCAGCAGACCGCGCGCGACGAGCTGGCAGCCGCCAAGGCGACGCCGGGCGGCGCGGAGCTCTCCCCTACTGCGACTGACCTGTTCGCGCAAGAGGGCGAGGACAACTTCGCGCGCGCACACATCCCGCCGACTCTGCGCCTCGGGCAAATCAACGAGCGCCTCGCGCCCTTGCAGGTGAGCGCCGACGGCCTGCGCACGCTGGGCTTCGAGCCGGCCGCCACGGGCGGGTCCGCGAAGCTGTACCACGAAGTCGATTTCAAAAACATGTGCGCAGCGATGTGCCGCCACATCAGCAGCGTGCAGGCAAAGCACACTTAATCCACCAACTACCAGGAGATCACCATGAGCGCCACCCCATCCATCACCATGCAGCCGGTCACCAGCTCGCAGATCGCAGCCATCGGCCACGCACCGGAACTGAACCTGCTGGCGATCCAGTTCCCGCCGAAGAAGTCGACCGGCGTGGCGGACACCTACCACTACCAGGGCGTCGATGCCGCGATGTTCGCCGAGTTCCTGGCCGCCGAGTCGCAGGGCTCTTTCTTCATCCAGCGCATCAAGAAGTTCCCGGACCTGTTCCCGTACGAGAAGCTGGATCCGGCTGCGGCGCCGGCGCCGGTCGATACAGCGGCAGAGAAGCTGGCCGCCGATCACGCCGAGGCGCTGGCCTTCCACGAGCGCTTCTACATCCCACAGATGGAGGCTGGCGTGCACTACAGCGGCTCCAAGTTCAAGGAGAACAGCGATCCGGTGATGCTGAACGCCGATGGTTCCCGGAACATCTTCTGCGACGTGGACGAATAATGAGCGCCGCCTGCACCGAAGAGCAGTTCCTGGGTGACGTCGCCAAGCACGAGATGATCGTGATCCGCGACGACGGCGTGAGCCGCCACATTCGCTTCAAGGAGCAGGGTACGATCAACCAGTACTTCGACCTGATCACCTGGCCGGGCCACCTCTGCTACACCGGAGATATGGGCACCTACGTGTTCGAGCGTGCGCCAGACATGTTCGAGTTCTTCCGCACGCCGCGTCGCGCCGATGGGTCGCTGCGCATCAACCTGGCCTACTGGACCGAGAAGCTGATCGCGATCGACGGCAACCGGGGCGGAGGCAAGGTAAAAGTGTTCGACGAGGACAAGTTCAAGCGCGTCATCAACGAATACCGCGTCGGCTGGATGCGCAGCGCCAAGGAAAGCGGCGCACTTGACAAGGCTGGGCGACGCGAGCTCTGGATTGCCGTCGACGAAGAGGTGCTGCACCTGCTGGAGGATGGCGGCGACCGCGCGCAATATGCCGCGTACGACTTCTGCCACGACCCGCGCAGCAACCCACGCCGCCCGTACGGTTGGACGTTCACCGATCTGTTCGAGAACGACATGACCGAATACACGCACAGCATCGTCTGGTGCTGCTACGCGCTGGCCTGGGGCATCGAGAAATACGACGCCGCCAAGCAGCCGGCGGCCGAGGCGGTGCCAGCATGATGGCGCTCGGCGCGTCAAGGACACCGCCTTGACAGAAATCGTGCTGATGAAAGTGTCCAACATCCTCGTTCCACACGATGAGGCTGCGGCCGCCTTCATCCAGAAAATGAAGGCCGGCGAGCTGACGCACGCTGATTTCAAACGGGTACGGAATTACAAATTCCACAAGAAATACTTCGCGCTGATCGGCTTCGCCTTCGACCAGTGGGAGCCGCGCGACGGCCTGACCTACCAGGGCATGCCGGTGGCAAAGAACAAGGAGCGCTTCCGCAAGGACGTCGCGATCTTGGCCGGGTTCTTCGATTCCACCGTGAACCTGAAAGGCGAAGTCCGGCTTGAGGCGAAGAGCATCAGCTTTGCTCAGATGGACGAAATTGAATTTGAGGCGCTGTACAGCAAGACGATCGACGTGGTGCTGCAGCGCATTTTGACGACTTACACCCGAGACGACCTGAACGAGGTCATCGACGAGCTACTGCGGTTCGACCGCTGAAGGATTGGGATGTTCAAGAATTTACAGATTTACCGCCTGCCAGGCTTCCTGACGTCGGCCGAGTCGCTTAACCGCATGCTGGCGCAAGCCGCGTTCGCCCCGGCCGCCAGCAACGAACTGCTGCGCGAGGGCTGGGCGGCACCGCGCGCCGACGGCGACCTGGTGCACGTCGTCAACGGCCAGTTCCTGCTGAAGCTCCAGAGCGAGAAGAAGCTGTTGCCGGCGACGGTCATCAACCAGGTGGCTGCCGCGCGCGCCGCCGAAATCGAAGAGGCTCAGGGCTTCGCTCCAGGCAAGAAGGCGACGAAGGAGATCAGGGAGCGCGTCGCCGACGAGCTGCTGCCGCGCGCGTTCACTGTCAAGTCGAGCACTCTGGTCTGGATCGACCCTGTCAACGGCTGGATGGTGGTCGACGCGGTCAGCCCGGCCAAGGCAGACGCGGTGGTCAAGCTGCTGCTGAAGTCCGTCGATAAGCTGCCGCTGGAAAGCCTGCGCGTGCAGCGCTCGCCAGTGGGCGTGATGACCGAATGGCTGCAGAGCGACGAGGCGCCGGCCGGCTTCACGGTCGACCAGGACGCAACGCTGCGCGCCACGGGCGAGAGCAAGGCCACCGTGCAATGGAAGCGCCACACACTCGATGCTGCCGAACTGGGCCGCCACATCGCCGCCGGCAAGCAGTGCACGCGCCTGGCCATGACCTGGGACAGCAAGATCAGCTTCGTGCTCGACGAAACGCTGGCCGTCAAGTCGGTGAAGCTGCTGGACGTGCTGACCGAGAAGGATCGCGGCACCAGCCGGAACGACGACGAACGCTTCGACGGCGATTTCGCACTGATGACCGGCGAGCTGGCCAAGATGCTGGCCGACCTTGTGCAGGCGCTGGGCGGTGAGGCGACTGTGGGCCAGCCGCGCGAGCAGAAGGCGACGCCGGCCGGCATCAGCCAGAAGAAGCTCGAGCGCGCGGTAGGTCTGTCCGCCGAGCTGTACAAGGTGCGCGCCCTGCACCGCGACGTGCTCAACGAGCTTTATCAAAAAACCATCGATCCGTACATCGTCCAGGTGTGTGCGCGCATGATCGAAACCGGTGACGAAGCCATTCAAGCGGCGATCGGCCTGGCCAACGCCATGCCGAAAGGATCGTCGTCAGCGCAACTGTTCCTGGTAGCCGCCGTCGAGATCCTGGAGCCGAGCGAAAAGGCCGCCGTCGGCGACGAGCCAGTTCGCGCGCAGCGCAGCGTGAACGGCCAGGACCAGGGTGCCGTGCCCGCCGGCGACGGCAGCGCCAGCGACCCGCTGTACGACACGGCCGTCACGGTGGTGCGCGCCAATCAGCGTGCATCGATATCTCTGATCCAGCGCCTGCTGCGCACCGGCTACAACCGCGCGGCGCGTCTGCTCGAAGCCATGGAGGCCCAAGGCGTTGTCACCAGTACTCAGGGCATCTACGTCGTGGCCGCCGCCCAACCCGCATAACTGAATTTATTGCAGTACCAACCGAGGAGAATCATGAACACAGCAACTTCCGCAGAAACCACCGCCCTGGCCAGCGCCGTGACGGCCCTGTTCGCCACCGTACCGGCAGTCACCTTCCCGGATGGCAGCGTCGAGCCATCGTTCCAGGTGGCGACCTACCTGACCAGCAAGGGCGAGGATGGCGTGCCGACGATTTCCGCCAGCGCCGCGCCGTGGGTCGAGATCAACTACCACGACGCCGTGGCGGCCGCCGCCGGCGCCGGCCTGGCGCTGATCACCGAGCGCCAGTACCTGGCCCTGGCCATCGATATCGCCAGCGTGGCCGCGAACTGGACCGGCGGCGCCGTCGGCGAAGGCGACCTGAAGCAAGGCCTGCGCAATGGCGACTTCGACGCAGCCCAGGCTGGAGACGTCGTGTCCGAGGCCGCTGACGAAGACCGCTGGTTCACCCTGTCGAACGGCGAACGCATCTGCGACGCTGCCGGCAACGCCTACAGCTGGGTCTTCGACAACGTGCAGGGCGACGCCAAAGGGCTGATGGCAGGTGAGTTCCAGGCGGATTCGCTGTCGATTACCGCAGCCCCCTTCCCTTCATTGGAGCGCGGTGTTGGCTGGATTCCGAAGGCCGGATACGGCTGGTCTGGCCTTGCGCTCATCCGTGGCGGCTTCTGGCGCGACGGCGTCGGCGCCGGCGTGTTCTTTCTCTGCTACGCGCGCCCGCGCTTCTCGGGCGACGACGTCGGCTTCCGCTGCACCAAACCCGAATAGGCCTCTGGTCCCGGGTTCCCGGTCCCCGGTCACTGCGAAGCGGTGACCGTGTCTCCCAAACAATGAGATAAATAATGAAAAAAGTTGATTCACAAGTCCCAACTGCCGGCGAGCGCGCCGAGTTCTCGCTCACGGCGTTCCGCGGCATCGAGGTGGGGCTGGGCCAGGCCGATCCGATGGTCGACGTCTCAGCCAAGATCGAGGCGAAGCACCCCGGCCACCTGGTGCTGGTTCAGGCCGGCCGCTTCCTGCACGGATACGATCGGACTGCGCACGCCCTGAACACGTTGAAGAACTACCAGCTGCAGCTGGTCAACACCAGCGGCGCGCCGCACCTGCGCGTCGGCTTCCCGGCCGGGAATTTCAAACAGCGCCTGTGGAGCATGGTTCGCGAGTTCCAGATTCCGTACGTGGTGTATCTCGGCAACCGGACGGACGGCTACACGCTGTACGTTTCGGATCAGGCCGGCGCCAACACCTCGGTGCTGCTGCATGTCTCGGACAAGATAGTGCAGCAGGTGATCGCCGACCTGGTTGCTCGCGGCGAGGTCAACCAGGCGGCCACGAAGGACCTGCTAACCAACCCTGACAGCTCGGGCTTTAAGCTCAAGACCCAGGCGCAGGAGCTGGACACCCACCTGCTGCAGGACGTCATCAAGATGCCGCGCGACCTGCGCGCCACGTTCGGCGAAAATCTGCGTGCATGCATGGCGCGGGTGATGCGCAACGTGTTCGCCTATGGCCAGGCCTTCGACAAGACCGGCATCTTGCGCGCGCTGTCCGCAGATATCGACCTGCTCAAGTTCTACCTCACCCAGGCTCCACGTTTAAGCAAGCTGAAATTCGCGTTCGATCATCGCGCTGGCTTAGCCGTTGAGCTTGGGCGTCTGGTCGGCGGCCTGCTGCGCGCTGGGAGGGCTGCATCATGATCAACGAAGGGGGTGGTCTGGAAGGTCTGGCAATGCGCTCATCCGTGGCGGCTACTGGAACGACGGCGACAACGCCGGCGTGTTCAATCTCAGCTACACGAACCCGCGCAACTCGAACGACAACGTCGGCTTCCGCTGACCCAAAATTCACACGCTTACACGCTGAGCATGCTCACGGAAAGCATATCTTTGGTCGACCAGCTCCTGGGGCAATCCCGAAAGCACGGCGCGTAGCCAAACCGGAAACCGTGGCGGGGCCTACGGGTGCCGCCACGGGATGCGGCCGCGCGCCGGCGCCGTTCTACACCATGACGTCGCTGTCCAGCCTGTTCGGCTACTGGGCGAACGCGAAAAAGAACAAGTCGGCCAGCCTGCGCGTGCAGCGCTTCGGCGACGACCCATTGCGCCACCTGTTGGCGATTCAGGCCCGGCTGCGCGCCCGCGCCTTCGAGTTCGGCCCGTACAAGACATTCATCGTGCGCGAGAAGAAGCACCGCCATGTGGTCGATGCGCCGATGAAGGACCGCATCGTGCACTGGCTGCTCTACGAGTACTTGCTGCCAATCTGGCAACCGCGCTTCATCGCAGACACCTTCGGCAACCTGCCCGGGCGCGGCACGCACGCCGCCGTCCGCCGCCTGGCCGACTTCGCGCGCGGCGCCAGCGCCAAGTGGGTGCTGCAGCTGGACATCAGCAAGTACTTCTACAGCGTGAACCACTCCCTGCTCAAGGGGATGATTCTGCGCTACATCGGCGATCAGGATATCCGGACCTTGCTGGTCAACCTGGTCGACTCATTCCGCACCGGCGCCGAGTACGACGACCTGTTCGCGCCCGGCACCATGTACCGCCGCACGCCGGCCAAGGGCATGCCGATCGGCTCGCTGACGTCGCAGCTGTTCGCGAACATATTCCTCTGCGCCTTCGACCACTGGGTGAAGCAGACCCTGCGCGTCAAGGCCTACCTGCGCTACGTCGACGACCTCACCTTCATGGCCGAGACGAAGGAAGAACTGCTGGCGATCAGCACTGCGGTCGTCGAGTACTTGGCCGCCATGGGCCTGACGATCCACCCGTTCAAGGTGCGCCTGGCGCCGGCCGCCGCTGGCATCCCGTATCTGGGTTACGTCGTGTGGCCGAACCACGTCTCGGTCGGCGCGTACGGCCGGCGCAGATTCCATCAACGTCTCCGCCAGCATGAGGCCGGCGGCCGCGACCGCACCGAAGCGCTGACCTCCTACAAAGCACTGTTCAGCCACACCGGCTCAACGATCCACAAATCGAAAGGTACACAATGAGCGCTCACCGCCCCGACATCCTGCTGCGTTCCGGGAATTTCTTCAACTTCCTCACGCCAGAGACGTCGATCATCACCGTCGAGGACATCGCCAGTGGCCTCTCGAACGAGGCGCGCTTCAACGGTCAGACGCGCAGCTTCTACAGCGTCGCACAGCACTCCGTAATAGCCAGCAGGATCGTGCCGCCGGAGTACGCCTGGCAAGGCCTGTTCCACGACGCCGCCGAGGCTGTGATGAAGGACATACCGAAGCCGCTGAAACGCCTGCTGCCCGACTACCAGGTGCTGGAGAAGAAGATCGAAACCGCCATCCTGGCAAAGTTCGGCGTCGCCCTGCCGCTGCATCCGTCGATCAAGGCGGCGGACCTGGTGATGCTGGCAACCGAGAAACGTGACCTGATGCCGCCGCACGACCATATCGAATGGCCGGGCGTCGAGCCGCGCAGCGAGGTGATCGTGCCGCTGCCGCCGGAGAAGGCCTACGAGCTTTTCATGGACCGGTACCGGGAACTGATGGACCTGCGCGACGGAGTTGCAGCATGAACGAGCACGGCATGCTCTACAGCGAGCCCATGGTAGTTGCCCTGCTCGACGGCAGCAAGACGCAGACGCGGCGGGTGATGAAGCCGCAGCCGCACGAGTTCTGGAGCCCGGCCGGCTATGGCGAGCTCCACGCCTTTGACAAGAATGGCGATCTGAACCCTGCCAAGGTGATCGGCTGGGGAGTCGTCAACGAAGACGGCGATCAGGGCTACTGTTGCCCATATGGTCAACCCGGCAGCCGCATCTGGGTCCGCGAGACGTTCATCGCCTACGGCCGCTGGGTGACGCGCTTCAGCGAGAAGAAGCGCCGCGACGAATGGCACTTCATCGACATGACGGTGGAGTGCGACCGCAAATACCAGTATGCGGCCGACAAACTTGACGTGCCGCTGGCCACGGGGCGGGGCGGCGCCCTGCCCGCCTGGTACAAGCGGCCGGCTATCTTCATGCCGCGCGCGGCATGCCGGATCCTGCTGGAGATTGTCAGCGTGCGCGTGGAGCGCCTGCACCATCTTAGCGAGGCCGACGCCATCGCCGAGGGTATCCAGCAGATGCCGTGCGAGGTGCCGAATACCCGCATGTGGCGTAACTACCGTCCTGAGAACGGCTGGACGCCCCGCGTGTGCATCCCACAAAACTCCTTCCGCTCCCTTTGGGAGGTCATCAACGGCGAGGACAGTTGGCTGTCAAACCCATGGTGTTGGGCGGTCGAATTCAAGCGGGTGACACAATGAAGATCGCTCTGTACATCCTGGCCGCCATCATGTTCGTCGGCATCGTATTCGGCATGGTCCAGCAGAACCGCGAATGTGCCGCGCGCGGCGGCGTGCTCGTGAAAGGACAGATCACCTACGTGTGCGTGGCAGCTGCCAAGGCAATTCCATGACCCGCGTCATTATCATCGGCGCCGGCGCTGCCGATCTGGCTATTCAGCTGGAATCGCTCGGCCTCACGACGATCGCCACTGTGCAGGCTTTCCGCGATCTGGCCGAGCGAATTCCGGTCGGAATCGAGGTGCTCACGCAAGGACCGCCGGCACCGGCCAAGTTCGGCGGCGACCGCCCATACCTGAAACGGAAGAAAGGGAGATCGTGATGGAAGACCTACAAGCCCCTCTGCCCAGCGACCCGCACTGCCGGCGGCGCGCGTTCCAGCTGATCGCCCTGCTCTATGGCATGGCCGGGCTGGCGAACCTGATCCACTGGTGCAGCAAATGAGCGCGCGCGACCACCAGTCGGCGGTGGCGCCGGCCGAAGCGGCCTACGACCATGCCCGTCTCATGCTGAAGGCGCAGGAGTACGCGCATCCGGTCATGTGGCGCGGCATGCCCTACTTCATCCAGTCGTTCCAGCGCGATGAGGATCCGACCAGCAGCGGCTTGATCACCACCATCTATCTCAAGGGTTGCCCGGACCTGGTCCCGGCCGCCGAACTTACTTTGCAGGAGTTGCCAAAATGAACGATATGAATAAATTGAGCGCGATGTGCGAGCGCAAGACCGCCGACATCATGGCCCGGGGCTATGCCAAGACCGGGTACGTGCTGATGATGGCCGATCCGGCAGCCGACATCTGCGTGTCCGACCAAGGCGCTGTCTCGTGGTTCACGCGCGACCAGTGGACCTGGCTGATGCACAACCGCGACCACGTTGAGTTCGCGTGGCCGAAGCCAGTGGGTGCGCCAGCAGCACCTGCTGCGCCAGTAGGGACGGTGGATACGCCGCAGGTCACGGCATACCTGAAGATCGATGGCGCTGACCGGGAATACAACACGATCGATGAATTCAGCGGTGGTCGCACAGGTGGCATGGCGCTGGTGTCGCTGGTCGATGCACAAGCCTACACCGCCGCTGCTGTAGCGCAGGCAATCGCGCCGCTGAAGCGCCAGAACTTAGAACTGTCCCGGGTCAACGCCGAGCAGAAGCTGCAAGAGGGGCGGCTGGATATGGCGCTGCAACGGGCCACCGAGCGCGCCGAGAAGGCCGAGCAGGCGCTGGAAGAGTGGCAATTCACAAACAAGATCGATGAACTGTACCGCGAAGTTGACCGGCTGCGGGCCCAAGCATCAGCGCCAGTAGCGGCGACCGAAGAACTCCGCAAGAAGCTGATGTTCGCGGCTATCGATTGCGGCCACATCATCAGCGACAACGAGATAACCCTGTACGCCGACGAGAATAAGGGTGGCAATGCGCTGCACCAGCTTACCGAGCGTCTAGTTTCAGCCGCCCTCGCCGCCCCACAGCAGCATGCGCAAGCGGCGCAACTTATCGCTGACGGACTTCCAGCCGCATACCTGGAAATGTCGCTAGGCGAGCTTCTGGATCGCTACTGGAACATTGCATTCAGCGAAGGGCAAGATGGCGTATCGCGTGGTAGCGAAGCGCAAGAGGTGCTGTCTGCGCTCATGGCCTTGGGCAAGGATGAGCAAGCGGCGCTGGATGAAAAAGACTGGCTGAATATCAAGGTGGCTATGATCCACCTGAAAGAGGCCAAATTCCACACGGCATCAGACAACCTGCGCGATATCTTGGCGCGTCGGGGCGCCATGGCCGCGCAGCAGGGCGAGAAGCCGGCAGGTGCCGCATGAGCGCAGATACCCCACGCGTCACCGCCTGCATCGAAGCTGTGATGAAACGATTTCCGAGCGATAGATCGACCGCCTATTTCACTGAGGTGCACCAGCACCTGGCGCCGCTGGCTCGTGATCTGGAACGGGAAGTGGCCGCCGTGCGCGAGGCGATCCTGACCTACTATGACGCGCTGAGAGCACGCCAGCATGGCGACGTGGCTCAGGACAAGGCGTTCAACGCAATCGAACAGGCGCTGGGCTTGTCGTGGCAGGCTGGCGTAGATCACCGCGCCGCGCCGGCCGGGGAGACGCCACCATGAATATGAACGACGTGGACATGGTCGCGAAGCTCGTGGAGCGGATCGAAAAGGCCGCGCGCGAGGCAGCGGCAAAGGCGGCGGCCGGCAGCTACCCATTGGAATGGGTGAAACTGGATCGCTACGTCGAACTCTCTGGCGACACCGTTGATGCGGTGCAGTCCCGGCGCAAAGCCGGAAAGTGGCTCGATGGTGAGCAGTGCAAAGTAGTGGACGGCCGGCTGTGGATCAACCTACCGGCCGTAGAAGAATGGATAGAAAAATGGGAACAAGCAAGTCCGATGCGCGCGGTGTTGAACTCCGGTCGGGGGTCAAAAGCGAATCGATCCGAATAAAGTTCATGTACCGCGGCATGGAGTGCCGCGAAACGCTCAAGCTCGCCCACACCAAGACGAACGTCAAGTTCGCTGAGCGCCTACGCGGCGAGATCTTGAATGCCATCGAAATGGGCACCTTCTCGTACGAGAAGTACTTCCCGGAATCGACGCAGCTGGCAAAGCTCGGCATCCAGGCGCCTCGGCTCGACGTGACCGTCGGCGACCTGCTGCGCGAGCAGATACCGACCTATGAGCGCTCGCTGGCCGCCAGTACGCTGAAGTCGTACTTGCGCAATATCAATATCCTGCTCAAGCGCTGGGATAACACCCTGCTTCGGGCGCTCGCGCCGGCAGCGCTGCGCGCGTGGCTGGCAGAGCTCAATCTCAAGGCGCCATCGATACGGCAACTGTTGATCCCGCTGCGCAGCGCGCTTGACCAGGCCGTCAACGACGACCTGATCGAAAGCAGCCCACTCGACAGGGTGAAGCTGCGCAAGGTGCTGAGCCGAGATGCGTACGACAGCGAGCCAGCGGCCGATCCGTTCGGACCTGATGAGATTCGAGCGATCCTTTCCGCGTGTGATGGCCAACTGCGGAACGTGTGGCAGTTCGCCTTCGCGACCGGCATGCGGCCGTCCGAATATATGGCCCTGCGTTGGGAGTCGGTCGACCTGGTCGCCGGCACGGTGAAGGTGGAGCGCGCACGGGTGGTGAGCGTAACGAAGGATGAGACCAAGACCCGGGCCGGGAAGCGGCTGATCGACCTGCGGCGAGGCGCCCATGATGCACTGAAGGCGCAGGAGCAGCATAGCAGGCTCGCCAACGAACTCGTGTTCCTGGACCCGGCGACGGGCCGAGGCTGGAATACGAGCGACAGGCTACACCGGCTATGGGCGCCTGTGGTTAAAAGGGCCGGTGTGCGGTATCGGACACAGTACCAAACACGCCACACTTTCGCATCGACGCTGCTGTCGACGGGCGAGAACCCGATGTACGTCGCGAAACAAATGGGGCATACCGATACTACTATGGTGACGCGCACGTACGGCCGCTGGATCGAGCAAGAGGACGGCGTGCTGCCAGAGTTTTATTTCCGCATGGTGGAGGGCAAGAAAAGGATGTTGCGCTGA